CAAGCTGCTTCCTCCAAGACAAATCGGTTTAATTTCAAGTGGTGTCATCACATACACTGCTATGCGACAAATGTCGATAGCAGAATACGCCAAAGAATCGTTTGTTGAAGAATTGATTGAGACCAATGAATCAGTCAGCGTAGTCAGTTTGGAACAACGTGATCAAATTGCTAAGACGTTATTGACATCATCGGCGATGGTCATGGCAGCGTACACGCTTGTCAAGTTCATTCGAAATTGTAAAGACTCAGTCACTTTGATAAGTGGTCACGGATTTGAACCAGAAGAGGAAAAGATTGAATCTGAACCGCAGGGTAATTTGACCCCAACGAATGAAAGTGAGATCAGAGCTCGCGAATTAGAAAGTGATCAGTGGGCCAAAGCTAAAGTGCAGAGATTGCCCGTAAACGAAGACACAGCCACTATGACCATTGAACAGGTTATGAATGCTGTCGGAAAGAGTTTGTATCACTGCAAGTTCGTTGACCACGGAACGTTTGTGAATGCTCTGTTTTTGGACACCAATATTTGCATCCTACCTAACCATGTGTTTGAAGTAGAAGGGAGGAATGTTGAAGACATAAAATGTTTTTTCAGTAAACACGGCCCCAACGTGACTGGAGGTAGTTTTACGTACTTGGTCAGTAAGTCAGCGACGTACCACATTCCAGGAACTGATCTTCGAGTCGTTTATGTCGGAGGTGGTGGTGATCATACAAACATCATGCATCTCTTCCCACAAGAAGGCCTAACTAATGGTTCGACCTTCCACGGACGCATTCGGTTCAGGAATAATGAAGGGAAATTCTTGGATGGTAAGATACATCCTGAAGTTGCACGTGTTGGTCACGCTCATTGCACAGATTTCAAAGGAGGCAAATATAGTGCGAAGACGTTTTCTGGTCTCTGTGGATCCCCTGTTTTCAGCGATTCTAAAACCAAACAAATAGTAGGAGTACATTTGGGAGGTGTTGCGAACATCCAGTATGGAATCTATGGGGAGATAACGCAAACAATGCTTCGTAACGCAATTGCCCAATTGCGCAAGACACCAGGTGTGAGACTAGGTGGATCGAGTGGTACTTTCAGGAATCATATCCTGGGTAGGGACATTGTCGTGAGTGCACACGG